TGGTGAAATCGAGGAGGAAGAAGAAATTGAGGAGGAAGAAGAGTACGAAGATCCTAATGCTGAGTACACCTACAAAGACGAAGAAGAGGATGACGCTTCGGAAGTAGAGGACGAAGATGAAGACGAGGATGAGGATGAAGACGAGGAATATACTGCTACTATCCACCAAGAGGAGGACGAAGAAGAATAAAATATATGTTTAATTCCGGTGGAAAACAAGCTCTATATCCCGTATTACAACACTATACAGGATTTAAGATATCCTCCATTTTTTTAGATGGGGAATATCTTTCCTTTGTTACTTTCTTGGGTGAAAGAGGAATTTTGAACGAGGATCCATCGGGGGATTGGAATATAAAAATCGAGGACAAAATAGTATACAGAATTGAGAAAGATATCTTTAATGTATTAGTAAATCCCGATAAAAGAAATACACTGGAAGACTACATAGAAATATTAAATAGACTTTGTAGGAAACCAAATGTGAGCCATAGGTCTAAAATACTCTTGAGTAATATAATTAAATTCTTGGAAGAGTTTATATTAAATTCTGATTTTGTACCACAAAAGAAAATAAGAATTGGTTCTTTCGAGATTTTTAATATACATGGTAGAAAAATTATTAATAGCTTAAACTAATGTCTGGAATAAAATATTTATCGGATATCTACGAAAAGAAAGGTAAATCATTCATTGAAAATCTTTTCAATAAAACTGTAATAGTAACCGAAAATCTTGACGGATCTTCATTTTCTTTTGAAAAGGATTTTACCGGTGATAACATATCATTCTATAAGAAGGATCAGGAAAATCCTATAACTAGAGTAGATAGGATATTAATGAAGTATTATGAGAAGCCTATAAATTATATAGAATCTCTTCCAGATGAAGTTAAGGCAGAAATACCTAAGGGATGGAGATTTGGTATGGTTTATTTTCCATCTACTAAGCCAGTTAGAATAGAGTATGACAGAATACCAAAGAATCATTTAATATTGACACATATCGTTGTTAGAGACGAGTTCGGTGATGTTATTAAGACAATACAAGACAAGGAAGAATTAGATCAGTGGGCACAAAAATTTGAGGTAGAGGGATGTCCAGTAATATTCCAAGGAAAACTAGATAGGGATCAGAAGATATCAATAATGGAGTTCCTATCTACGCCTTTAATGGATTTAAAGAGTAGATTTAAAACAGAGAGCTTCACTAAACATCTACTATCACTATTAAATAAAGACCTAGAAAGTACAACCCTTGGCAAGGATCTTGTATCCCCTGTTGATTCTATTGTTTTTAGATTCGAAGATGAGGATGGTAAAGAAGAGAGCGTCCTCGCTAAAATGGTGGATCCTATATTCTATGAAATAAACAGGGAAAGAAAAGTAACTAAAACTTCTTATTTCCCAAGTGATGTTTATTCGTTGTGTCTTATAGATGTAATGAATTTCATTCTTGAAAAAGGTGTAGAAAACTTCAATGCAGAAGGTAATGATCCTGAAGAGAGATACATTTCTTTTGTTTTTGATGTATTTGTTAATTTCATAAATGAAGAGGGAGAAAAATACATTGGAGCGGATTTTCAAAAGCCAGAGTATTTAAAATCAGAAGGATTCGATCTTAATAAGGAATTAATCAATAATGAGCAGATTATAGAAATGCTGGAAGATGATGAAGCATATGTTGATATACTTCAGATGATATTGAATTCTTTTAGAAAACTTAAAAGAAAGCCTCATGGATTTTTTACTGAGGGATTAATTCAGCAATTTAATATGTTAGTCGAGGAAATAGCTGACTATATAAACGCAAAGAGAAAAAATCTAGTGGAAGAATCTGTCGGAGTTCCTTCTTTTGTTTGGTTTAAGAAAGTTGGTGGAAGATTTAATCCCGTGATTAACGAGGAAGAAGAAATAGATGATTCTGAATTGGATGAAATATTAGAGGCATCTGATAGCACCTATGATATTTTAAATGAATCTGAATCCCCATCCGAATTAAAAGAGGAAGAAAAAGAGGAGAAGAAGGAGGACACATCTGAATTTTTCTCATTTAAAGATTTTAAAAAGGTAGTATCTACACATAAAGAAAAAAGAAAAATAAAGATCCTTAACGAGAACAGCCAAAAAGTAAACTTAATTATTGGTAAGTTTCAACCATTTAATAATGGACACTTTAAAATGTGTTCCAGATTAAAGAAAGAAAACAATTTACCCGTATTCCTTTGTGTTGTTCACCCTGGTGGTGAACCAAGTCAGAAATACCCCTTTACTGAAGATGTGATAAGAAAATCTATCGGGTCTTTAACGTCTGAAAATAATAAGCTTTTTGCAGGATATGACATCATACAGTCTGATCTTTTAGAAGATGCTTTAAATTGCGTCGTAAAGCACGCTAATCCTGTTTCTGTTTGTATAGGAGAAAGAGATTTCCAGAATATGGTTCTACAAAGAGAATGGGTTAGAGATAAGTACGATTTAGAGGGAGGAGATATTGAGATATTTAAAACACCTCAATGGGCAGACAATAAAGAGATAAGAAATTATGTAATGAATGGGGATTTTCAACAATTTAAAAACCGAGTCCCTAAATCTATAGCAGTTCTATTTAATGAGTTTGTCAGATGTATGAAAGAGTCTGATGAGGATGATATATAGATTAATTAAATAGTGTAATGAAAAGAATATTATCTTTTAGTGACTTCGGTCTTTTTGAATATCACGGATTTACTTCTTCAAATATAGGTCTATTAAACGAAGCAGTTTACCTAGATCAGTTAAACAAAACCCCACATAATGAGGATGCTCTCAAAAAAATGAGATCGTGTATATTTATGTTAAATGGAACTTATCCTTTCTTTTCTGGGTTACTTTCTAAATTATTGATAAGAGAAAACAGGAGGCTTCCTTATAGAACAATGGCAACTGACGGCGTTAGTATCCACTACGATCCGGACTATGTTTTATCTAAAAGCGATGACGAAATAATATGGGTAATTGCACATGAGGTTTTACACAATTCTTTATTCCATTTCTTAAGATGCCCTAGGGATAATGATAAGGCATTAATTTGGAACTTTGCTACAGATTATGCACTTAACCAGCTTTTAACCCCTGTTGATGAATCTAGCGGTAAACCTAAACCTGCAGCAAAAGGAGGTATAGGAAAAATGCCAGAGGGATCTTTATATCCAGGATGTGGCGTGGTTCCTTATGATACAGAATTTGTTAACAGGACAGCGGAATGGATATTCGATAAATTAATTGCAAACGGTTTTAATCCAAATAGAAAAAAAGAGGATGGAACTAAAACTCCTCCTCCACCTCCTCCACCTCCGATACCACCTAAAGTTGGTGATATTATATTTGATCCTAATAATGATTCATACGGAATAATTAAATCCATTGATGAAGCAAATGGAGAGGTGGATTATACGCCTATTCCTAAAAGCAAGGTTCCTGAATATATGAAAAGATTAAGGGCTGGAGAAAATGTTTTAGACGACGATGTCGAGAAGGAACTAGATTTTTAGAAAAAATTAATATTAAAACAGAATGAAAGCTAGAATAACAGATATTAGAATACAGCAGCCAAAAGAGCAAGGACCGGGTGGAAGCGGAGGCGGAGGCGGAGGCGGAATACCTGAAAATGTTGACCAATGGGTTCCTGAAGACGATATTCCAGAAAGAAGCGACGATGGTACAATAATTGGGGACGATTTTGATATAGAAGGTCCTATAGGGCCACAGTCTGAAAATCCAGGCGCAGTAATGAGAGCGGGAGAGCTTGGCGATCTTGGAGGAAGACATGGTCTGGATGGAGAAGCTCTTGCTAAAGAATGGCAAGATAAAACAAGAATAGCTAGAAGTACCCCGGGAAAACTTCCTGCTTCTTTAAAGAGAGCATTAGATAAACTAAATAGACCTGCAATAGATTGGAAGTCTGAATTAGCTAAGTTTATAGACGATGCAATATCAAAATCTAAATATACACTACCCTCTAGAAGATTCCTAGGAACTGGAAAAGCTCAGTATGGGTATAAAAGATATAAAGAGCAATTTGAAAACATAGTTATTGCTATAGATACTTCTGGATCGATAAGCAAAGAAATGATTGAGCAATTCTTAGGAGAAGTTCGAGGAATAACTCAGGCTTACAACCCTCGAAAAACTGTTATATTATATTGTGACACCCAAGTTTATGCACCAGATATATTAGAGCCTGGGGATTCACCAGATTACTCTAAAATAGCTGGAGGCGGAGGAACTAATTTTTGGCCTCCTTTTAAATGGGTACAACAGGAGCTAATAGATAAAGGTGAGAAACCTACTGTATTCATTTACTTTACTGACGGATTTGCAACTTTCCCTAGTGTGAATGATTATGACATATCAACTTATGATGATAGATGTATATGGGTTTTCCTTTCGTTCAATGACGAGCCTTTTGGGACACCACAGCCTTTTGGAGAAAGAATAGATATTATACTTGCCAACAAGGAAGTAAAAAGAATATAAAATAGATATATAAAATAAAAAATCGAAATGGGGAAAAGAATTTATAACTTTAATCAATTTGTCAATGAATCTTATGTAAATGAAGGCTTCTTCTCTGATTTAGGAAGAAAGGTTTCTGCATGGGCTAAGAATCTATACAATGCGGTTAAATCCGGATTAATTAGTATTATATCATCAGGTCCTAAACAAGGAACACCTAGGGTATCTCTTTTTGATGATTCTAAAAGCGAATCTATCCTAAATCAAGTTAACAATTTCTATAGAGGCACTGAATATTATAGAATGAACAATCTTCAAATGCCTGAAACATTAGAAGAAAGTTATCTTGCAGAAGACGCAGTCCCTTTAACATATCCAATTGAAGACGATGTCCCTGACTACTCCGAACAAGAGATCAAGGATAACATCAAAAGAAATATGAGAGACATATTTAGAGTTGCTGATGAAATGGATGCTGCAAAAGAATCTGGAGCTTCTGAAGACAAGGTGGATGATATCTATGGGGGAATATTAGACGTTAAACCTATCTTTATATATGGAGCACCTGGTATCGGTAAAACACAGATCGTTGCTCAAGTATGTGATGAATTAGGTAAAGAGTTATACGGACATAAACTTTCTCTAGTTAATGTTGATGGAGAAAATGCTGAACCGGTTGACTTTGCTGGTGTACCTAGTGTAGTTGATGTGGAAGCTCCTTCTAGCAAAAACCCACTAGGGAGGGGCGTTACCAGATCTAATATTAATGCTGATATCCTTCCTTATGACAATGGTAGAAATGGTAAAGGCGGTATCATCTTTATCGATGAGTTAAACCGAATGCCAGAAGAGGTTATTAAAATATTTATGAAGCTTGCTCAATCAAGAAGAGTTGGTAACAATTATAAAATTCCTTCTAGATGGTACATCGTTGCAGCAGGTAACAGAAAAGAGGATGATCCTAGAGGAGGTATTAGAGAGCTTGGTACTGCTCTTAGAGACAGATTCGAGGCAGTTAACTTTGTTCCAACTGTAGAAGGATTTAGAAAATACGTAGAAGGAAGCAGATATAAAGATGTGGTTCTTCCTGAACTATTAGATTTCCTTGAATTCCAAAGTGAATTCTTCCACAATTTAGATCCAGATTTAAGGAAAACTAAATATCCAACTCCTAGAGCATGGGTAGATGCTTCAAACTCATTAAAAAGAGCAGTAAGAGAATTAGAGAGTAAGGGAATTACTACGGTACCTGAAGATTTAATTAAAAGGGAGTTTTCTAAAAACGTTGGTAACGATGCAACCGCAGCATTCTTAGTATTCTATAACGTTGCTAAGGAAGTACCAGTAAGAGAATTAGATTTAGTTTACACTGATCCTGAAAGAGCTCCTAAAGCAAAACCAGGAAGACCAGATTACAATTATGCTCTAGCAGCTGCTATAATTAGAAAGAGTCTTAAAATGAAACTTACATCTAAAGAAGTTTGCAACTTTATGAAATGGTTAGGTACAAACGTGGAAATAGAAGAGGGAGGAGCTTTCTTATCTTACTTTATCAACAGCAATATGTACGTTACTAAAGACCAAGATTCTGTTGCATGTGTAGGTCCTTTAGCTGCTAAATGGAAAAAGGATTTGCCTGGTATTAATATCTAATTAATGAAAAAATACAGCGAAATAAAGGAAGGTCATATGTACAAGTATGACCTTTCTAATAGCAAGAAGCTTTTAGAAGAGGCTATTGAAAAGATAAATGCTGTTAGGGAAGAATTTGCAAAGATGGACGATGTTGATCTAGGCGAGTTAGAAGAGGGATGGAATCTTATAGATAAATACTATGGCAACGTGGTAAGAGGAGAAATATTTAAAAGAAAAAACAAGAGGTATATTCCTAACACTTCTGCTGTTTTTCCTAGAAAAGGAGACAATTGAAAATTATGAAACATATTAAACTATTTGAACAGTTCTTATTCGAAGAAGATGGATTTGGAAGAGATTTTTTCTTCAAAAAGAAGGAAGGTAAAGTTTCCAAGTACTTTTTTAAGATAGAAGGTGAAGAAGAAACTCATGGCTTTATAGTAAATATAGGCAAGCTATCTAGAGAAAGCTCTATAGATGAAGCAGAGAATAGTTACTGTGTTATTTCAGTTGAACCTATAAAAGAGCCTGTTATGGACGACTATTTAGTTAGAGACACTGATTATAAATCCAGAGAAGATGACGAATTCCCATTGAGTAAATCGGAGTTCATGAGATTTTATAAAATAATGGGAGAGTGTATTAAAGATTATTTACAGAGCAATCCTAAAGTTTCTAAGATCTATGATGAGATCCCTCTTAATTTAGAGATCGATATGGATGAGTATAAGGATCGAACAGAATCTCTAATGGATCAATGGAGCTACGATAGATGGAGCGTACAAGACGGATCATCTGAAAGAACGTTACTTTATAGTAGAAGAGATCATGAATAATAAGATTCTTTCATACGAAGAATTTGTAAACGAATCAAGAATTCCTATTGCATGGGCTAAGCCTTCGCAAACAACAATAAAGGTTCTCTCATTTATAGGCGAGAATGAAAAAGTTACAAAGAGAGAACTAATCGAATTCCTAGATAGTATACCAGAGGATGCCTCAGGAAAAAAACCAAGCATGAATTGGGTGAGAGGTCAAAAGAAATACATAAAATATAAGGTAGAGGAAGAAGAAGCCAACTATTTTTCACTAACCACACTAGGAAAAAGAATACTAAAATCAGCTAAAGTTAACGAATAACCTATCTAAACGGGGTTAAAATGAAACATTTCTATACATTTGCTGTATAACTATAAAATATTTAACAATGGAAACTTACGAAAAAATCAAAGAATTGGTAGCAAACATGGAAAAAGATATGGATGCTTTCTACGCTAAAGGAAACAAATCTGCAGGAACTAGAGTTCGTACAGCTTGTCAAGAGCTTAAGAAATTAGCTCAAGACCTAAGAGTAAATGTACAAGAAACTAAAAACACTAAAGCTTAATCTTTATGGGTTATTATATTTGTAAAGTTAGCTTTTTTACTGGCGAGGTTTCTAAAAGTACAGGAAAAGCAAAAGCATCTAAATCAGAGATCTTAGTTGAAGCTGAGAGTGTTACTGATGCAGAAGCTACCCTTCATAAGCATTTGTCTGGAGACAATGCAACTGCTCATTTAGATTTTGAAGTTACTGCGGTAGCTCAATCTAAAATCGAATCAGTAGTACAGATGAGAGGGTAATCAAAATTCTTTTATTTAATCCCGATAGATATATAATCTGTCGGGATTTTTTTTGTCCCGTTATTTAACATAGATGAAAAAAACGAGAGAACATTCCGCAGAAACTAGCTCTTATGAGCCACCTGTTTCTCCTGTGAAAATTCCAGATGGTGATACAGGATTCAATATGGTTAAAAACAACTATAGAAGATTTATATGGACTTGGAACGAATATATAAAGAAAAAACCAAAATTCCAAAAAACATAAATTTATGCCAGCAGTATCTAAAACACAGCAGAGATTAATGGGACAAGCATATGGTGTACGTAAATGGATGGACACTAATGGAAAAGATGGAATAAATCCTGATGATATAAAATCCACATACAGGGAAACTATAGTTGATATTGCTAAAAATATGAAGAAGAAATCCCTTAAGGATTTTGCAAGTACTAAGCATAAGAGATTACCGGAAGAGATTGGTGAAAACATAAGTACAATAATACCACATCTTAGTCCAGAGTCAAATAAACCAAGAAAAAGTAAATCTAGAAAGGTGCAGAATCTTGCAGACTATAGAGAATTCACTAACAAAAAAAATAATAAAAAATGAGCGAAGATTGCGGATGTGGAGCAACCACAGATAACATTAGAAATTATGAAACCTATTCTACATCTTCTAGATATGAACAGGATCCGTTAGTAGGAAAAAAGGTTTCTCTTATAGATGGTAGAAGCGGTAGGGTTGATGATTCAATCCGAAACAGCGTAGGCGAGGTTATAGGATATATTATCGAAGGTGAGAGAGGTATGTACAGAGTATTTAAAGATAAAATTGCAGCAGAAGTAGATGAAGGCGGTGGTGCGATGGCTTCTTTAGCCGGAACCCCAGGAATGGGAAACGTAGTTCCTCCAGGACCGGGTAGAACTGGATCTGGAGATCAATTTCCAAGCTTAACTGTTGGAACTCCTGCAGCTAGAAAAAAAAAGAAGAAAGCATCTAAAGAAACTAAAAATCCAATAAGTACTTCTCTTATGGACTTTAGAAGCTTTATGAAATCTAGTAAATCCAATCAGTAGTCTAATACGTTTTTATTTACAAAACGCATAAAATTTAAAGAAATTATACAAACTAAGATGTATATTTCTTAGTTTAGCTATGTGAATAGAATTAAGATAATACAAGAAGATTACTCGGAGGACCCATGGAAAGTTCTAGTTTGTTGTATATTATTAAACCAAACTAGCAACAAACAGGTAAGACCCTTAATAGAGAATTTTTTTAAAAAATGGCCAAATTCTAAATCTGTAATGGTTGAGGAGGATTCGGCCATTTCTGATTTTATAAAAACAACTGGATTCCAAAACGTAAAGGCAAAAAGGATAAAGCAATTTTCTTCTGCCTGGGAATCCGGTATAAGAGATCCCTTTAAATTCCCAGGTATTGGCGATTATGGTAGGGAAGCTTGGAGAATATTTGTTACTGAGGATTTATCATTTATACCAAAGGATAAGAAGCTAAAAATGTATTTAGAAGGGGTTCGATAATATATACTATATGAATCACTTGTTAACGTATAAACAGCTATTTGAGAAAATGCAGATGGTAACTGCAAACTGGTCAATAATAAGCAACGAGGGATCTTTTGACAAGAAAGAGGAGAGTGGATATCTGGTATTTAGTAAGGATGGAACATTTTCTATAATCTATAACAAAAAAGATCCTAAAGAGGAAGCTAGAATAGAGTTCTATTCGTCCAAGGAAAAATCAACTGATAAAAAATCTGTTTGTGAATGTAAGGTAACTACACCTTCAGGAGAGGATCGTGTAAAGAAAGGATTCCCTGATGTTACTGTAAGTAATGTTTGGGAGATAGTATCAATATTTTTCGATTTCTGTGATTTAGAGAAAGCCCAGAAAAACGAGGTTGATAAGTTTTTAATGGGATTTTCTAAATCAATACAGGAGGTTAACAAAAGTGAAGATAAAGACCAGCTGCCAGCATCTTTTAAGGTTTTCCATAAGTATATAAAGGATTGGACCAAAAGTACTCCTAAAGCGCCTTCTGTGTCCCATGACAGCTATAATTTTGAGTCTATAATAAAGAAGTTTGTAGAATATCTTAAAACGGATAAATCTGCTTAGTTTTCTTCCTTCCTTTTTAGCTGTTTCATATAATCATCCCATACCATCCCGCCTTCCTTTATAGAAGGACTTGGGTATTTGTGAAGCTCCGCTCTTTTGGACATTATATACGATGCTATGATTGCATCTTTTAATGTGATCTCTTTTTTATCAAGCATTTCCTGAACCTTTCTCACAGAGTTAATTGCTTCTATCTTGTTTGCGAACCTTAACCCCCGAGCATATTTTTTTTCTTTGCTAAAAGGATTTACAGCATTCAGGTAAATCTGTTCGAATAATTTGAAGGTTAGAATTTTTTTCACCTAATATATATTCCTTTTTGAAACCTCTTTGCCTTAGGGTCATAAAATAAGTATGATCATTAATATAGAGAACACGGGAAAGGGACTTACAGTATCTCATTACACAGAAGAGGGTGACGTTAACATGCTAGAAATACCTGTTCCTAAGCATCTAAATTTTGTTTGGCAGAAGACATCTGAAAACGACAGAAATAAGGATAGCGAATGGAGATCGTGGGACAATTTTCCAGTTAAGAAAGTATCTTCCAGTAGATTCGACAAATATAGAACTGTGGAGATATTAGAAGCTATTGATCCACAAATAACAAAACCTCTTTGGGATTATCAGACACCAAAAAAATACTTTGTAGATATTGAGGTTGAAATAACTGACAACAGGGCAGATTCATTAGACACAGAGAATTCAAAAAACCGTGTTCTTTCTATAGGGATGGCTTCATCGCAAGGAAAAATATTGGTTATTGGTCTAGAAGATATGCCACAGGATAAGATCCTAAAGATAGAAAAAAGAATCAAGGAACACTTTAAAGATCTACCAGGGGAATGGACTTTTAATTACAGAAAGTTCGAAACTGAGTTTGATATGCTTTACACATTCCTTTCTAAGCTGGTACCAAAGATGCCTTTGATAACTGGATGGAACTGGTTTGGATATGACTGGCCATATCTAATGAACAGAGCAAAAAGACTTGGAATAGACCCAAGAATAGCTTCACCTAGTGGAATCCTTACAGGAGTAAACCAGATTCCTCTACATGTACTTATGGTGGATTACCTGGACATCTATAAAAAGTGGGATAGAGTTATCAAGATACGTGAGTCCAATTCATTAGATTATGTTGCTAATCAGGCAATAGGAATAAAGAAAATTTCCTACAACGGAACACTAAAAGATTTATATGAATCCGACTTTGAGACATTTATTTTCTATAATGCAGTTGACTGTGCATTAGTCCATTACATAGATAAAAGACTGGACACTATATCTACTTTTTTTAAAATCGCCGAAGTTAGTAGAGTAGAGATAGACAGAGCCCTTTCACCAGTTTGGACAACAGAGGTTCTGATGCTCAGAAAATTCATGGAAAGAAAAAGAGTAATAGTAAATGAGAGAAAAGGCGAATCCCATGTTAAGTTCGAAGGAGCTTATGTAAAGAAACCTGAAAGGGGTTTATATGAGTGGATCGCTTGTTTTGACTTTGCTTCACTGTATCCTAATACAATGATGCAGTGGGGAATATCACCGGAAGTTTATATTGGTAAAAATCTTAAAGAGATACCAGAGGGAGCTATTAAAACTTCATCAGGAGCAGTATTCTATAGCAAAGAAGGTAAGGAACCAATACTTAGAGAAATATTACAAGGCCTTTATGCACAAAGAAAAGCTACGAAGAAAAAATATTTTGAATGTGAAAAAGAAATAGAGAAAATTAAAAAAGCAATAAAAGCAAAATCATAAATTATGGCAAATACAGACAACAAATGCGCGGATCTTCCGGTAGAAGATTTCCACACAGGGGTAAACGATACTCTTGGATTAATTTACAACAAACAAGCAGAATTACAGAAAAGATACGGCTTCGATTTTAAAGATTGGACTTTGAAACAAATAGCTGATTTCTGGATGGTTAACAAACATGCACTAAGTGATGAATTAAACGAGATGTTTGATGCGCTTGGGGGAGTTAATGATGGTATTGGTTCTGCGGGATGGAAATACTGGAAAGGTGATAACAAGAAAGCTGCTGAGATGAAAATATCAGATCTTAGTGAAAATGACAGATTAGAGCTATTTTATGAATGGATTGATGGATTACATTTCTTCATGAATTTTGGTATTTCTATGGGAATGACCAGTAAAGATATTGTTAATCTTTATATGGCAAAAAATTCCGAAAATCATGACAGACAAGAGAGAGGATATTAATATATAAATAACCCCCGTAGATAAGAAACAATATAAATAATATAAAAATAAAATGGAAAAGTTACTTACCCCAAATCCGAAAAGATTCTCATTATTCCCTGTCCAACAACACGATATGTGGACCATGTACAAAACTGCTGAGGCTTCTTTTTGGACTGCGGAGGAAATAGATTTAGCTCAAGACATCACTCATTGGAGAGATAAACTAAATGATAATGAAAGATACTTCATTAAACACGTAATTGCTTTCTTTAACAATTCGGACGGAATAGTTAACGAGAATCTTGCTGCTAACTTTTTCAATCAAGTACAATATCCTGAAGCAAGATGTTTTTATGGGTTTCAATTAGCTATAGAAAATATACACGGGGAAACATATTCTTTATTAATTGACACTTATATAAATGACGAGGAAGAGAAAGAGCATTTGTTTAATGCTATAGATACTGTTCCATCTGTTAAAAGAAAAGCGGACTGGGCTATGAAATGGATTGAGAAAGGCTCTTTCACAGAAACACTTATAGCTTTTGCCGCAGTGGAGGGTATTTTCTTTTCTGGATCATTCTGTTCTATCTTCTGGTTAAAGAAAAGAGGATTGATGCCTGGTCTTTGCTTTGCTAATGAATTAATATCAAGAGACGAAGGATTACATTGCGATTTTGCTTGTTTACTTTACACTAAACACATCAAAAATAAACTTCCAGAAGAAACAGTGAGACAGATAATTACGGAAGCTGTAGAGATAGAAAAGGAGTTCGTAACATCATCTTTACCTGTTAGACTCATTGGAATGAATTCTGATCTTATGTGCGAATACATTGAATTCGTAGCAGATAGACTTCTAGTTTCTTTAGGATGCTCTAAAATATTTAATACTAAGTGTCCTTTTGATTTTATGGTAAACATTGCACTAGAGAACAAGGGAAATTTCTTCGAAGGAAGAGTGGGATCTTATCAAAAATCGGGTGTTATGGACAGCACAAAAGAAAATGGAAATAGTGGTAAAACTTTTTCGTTAGATGCTGATTTTTAGCCCCCTGTTAGAATATTCTCTTCGATATATAAAATCAAATAAGTTCACTAGTTTATGAGAGATATCAATAACCTTAGAAATGGAATTTTTATACACCTAACACATAAGTTCATTTCTGATATCTCCAAACTAATCGATTAATTTTTTTTAAAACAAAGAAACTGTTGGATAAAAAGTCCCTAAAAGAAAAAGTAAAATAAAAAATAAAATGGAAGTAATAAAAAGAGATGGCTCGAGAGAAAGAGTTAAGCTAGACAAGATCTTAAATAGAGTTAAGAAGCAGTGTTATGGTTTAAATATGGATTATATTGAACCAATGGAGATCGCTAAAAAGGTTATTCATGGTTTATATGATGGGATTTCATCAGTAGAGCTTGACGTTTTAGCAGCAGAGACAGCAGCTGCTTTAACTCCGACACATCCCGATTATTCAATATTAGCAGCTAGGATTAGCGTTACTTCCCTACACAAAAGAACTCCAAAAAGCTTCTCTGCTGTAATTGAGCAATTGTACAATTATGTAGATCCTAAGACCGGGCTAAAAGCACCAATGATTGCTGATGATATTTATAAAATCATATCTGAAAACTCTAAGGATATAGATTCACAGATCATCACTGATAGAGATTTGGATTATGATTATTTTGGGTATAAAACTTTAGAAAAATCATATCTTTTAAAAATCGACGGGCAACCAGCAGAAAGGCCACAGCAAATGTTAATGAGAGTTGCTATTGGTATTCACAAGGAAGATCTAGCTTCTGCTTATAGAACTTACGATTTAATGAGCCAGGGATTCTTCACACACGCTACCCCTACATTATTTAACTCCGGAACTAGAAGACCACAGCTTTCTTCATGTTTCTTAGTATCAATGGACGACGATTCAATCCAGGGCATCTATAAAACATTATCTGATGTAGCACAAATATCTAAAAATGCTGGAGGTATTGGATTACACATTCATAACATAAGAGGAACAGGAGCGTATATCAAAGGAACCAACGGAACATCTAATGGTATTATACCGATGTTAAAAGTATTCAACGAAACTGCTAGATATGTTGATCAAGGAGGTGGTAGAAGAAAAGGATCTTTTGCTATTTACCTAGAGCCTTGGCACTGTGACGTTGAGGACTTCTTAAATCTTAGAAAGAATCACGGTAAAGAGGAAATGAGAGCGAGAGATCTTTTCTTGGCTTTGTGGACTCCTGATCTGTTTATGGAAAGAGTTAAGGCTGATGGGGAATGGACTTTATTTTCACCTGATGAAGCTCCTGGACTTGATGATGTATATGGAGATGAATTTGTTAAACTCTATACAAAATATGAATCTGAAGGAAGAGGAAGAAAAACAATTAAAGCTCAAGAACTTTGGTACAAAATCATCGAAGCACAGATTGAAACAGGAACTCCTTACATGCTTTATAAGGATGCAGCTAATATAAAATCTAATCAGAAGAATTTAGGAACTATTAAATCTTCCAATCTTTGTACGGAGATTATGGAGTATTCAGATTCAAAAGAAACAGCAGTTTGTAATTTAGCTTCTATTGCATTACCTAAATTCATTATTCCTGGTAAGAAACCTAAATACGATCTCAATGCTCTTAAGGATATAGCTTACACAGCAACAATTAACCTTAATAGAGTAATTGATGTTAACTATTATCCTACTAAAGAAACTAAGACTTCTAATATGAAGCACAGACCAATTGGTATCGGTGTTCAAGGCTTGGCAGATACGTTTGCCATCTTAAAAATACCTTTTGAGTCTGATGAAGCTAAGAATTTAGACAGGGATATTTTCGAAGCAATTTATTACGGAGCTATGTGTGCTTCTGTTGATCTTGCAGAAAAAGAGGGAGCATACCAAACATTCAAAGGATCTCCACTATCCAAAGGATTATTTCAGTTTGATCTATGGAATGAATCACCTAGTCCAAGATGGGATTGGGAAGAATTAAGAGAAAGAATTAAAACACACGGAGCTAGAAACTCTTTATTACTTGCTCCTATGCCCACTGCTTCAACAAGTCAGATTTTAGGAAACAACGAATGTTTTGAACCTTTCACTTCTAACATTTATATCAGAAAAACATTATCTGGTGAATTCCCTGTTGTTAATAAACATTTAGTTAAGGATCTAGTTAAAATAGGATTATGGAGTGAAAGTCTTAGAGATAAGATTATAATCAACAACGGATCTGTACAAGATATCCCAGAAATACCAGAAGATCTTAAATCTATCTACAAAACTGCTTGGGAGATGAGTCAGAAGATTATTATTGATCATGCTGCAACTAGAGCTCCTTTTATATGTCAAAGTCAAAGTATGAATTTATTTGTACAAGATGCTAACTTTGCTAAACTTTCATCCGCTCATTTTTATGGATGGGACAAAGGATTAAAAACCGGAAGCTACTATATCAGAACTAAAGCTGCAACAACAGCAATCAAAGGACTGGGGATAGATACATCTAGAGCAGAGCCTATTAAATCCGAATCGGAAAACTACAGCGACTTAGTTTGTAGTATAGATAACCCAGAGGATTGCGAGGCTTGCGGATCATAAATAGTAATATGGAAAAAAAGAAAAATTCGACCAGAAAGATAGATTCGTTTAAAGACTTTGTAAAAGAGTATGGCGATATAGATGGAAAAGAGAATCTGGAAGAGGTTCCTTGTATAATTATTACTGGCCCTCCAGGATGTGGAAAAGGAACCCAGTCAAATATAATAGCTAAGGGCATGAGATGGAAGCACGTTTCCACTGGTGATATCTTAAGAGCATCCGATAATAAGGATATAAAGAAGATGATGAAAACTGGAGAACTTCTACCCGATGATTTAGTAGGAAAGGAACTGATTTCATATCTTAAAGAATATTCAAAAACACATGATCCTAAGGGATTTATATTTGATGGATATCCTAGGAATTTAGCTCAGAAGGATATTTTTAATGAAATATGCGCTGTTAATAAGCTAAAACTTGTTTATGTTTTCTTCTTAAATGCACCAGAAGAAATCCTAAAGAAAAGAATAATGGAAAGGGGCAAATCTTCAGGAAGATCTGATGATAAGAATGAAAAAGCATTCAATAAAAGAATGAATGAATATAACGAACAGACTCTTCCTATGATAGAATCTATGAGAAATGGATCGGATTTCTTGGAAATATCAGCAAACAGAAGATTAGATGAGGTGTCGGATCTAATATTCAAAAAACTTAATGAAATTTAATTGGATTTTTTAGTATAACTTTTAAACCTAAAAAAATGTCTAAAAACAAAAAAGAAAAAACCATCCCCGCGGAAATTAACCAGGTGGAGCCTATTATTCAAGAAAAATCTCAAGAAGAAAAATCGCAGCCAACTATCTGTCTAACGATGATAGTTAAGAATGAATCCCAGGTAATTAGAAGATGTATAGATTCTGTGAAGGACTATATTAGTTATTGGGTTATAGTAGATACTGGATCTACCGACGGAACTCAAGACCTAATAAAGGAAATAATGGAAGAATATGGGATTCCTGGAGAGTTACACGAGAGACCTTGGGTAGATTTTGGACATAACAGAACTGAGAGTTTAAACTATTCTAAGGATAAGGCAGACTATAGATTAATTATAGATGCGGATGATGTTTTATTCATCGAAAACCCTGAAGTAAATCCATTCTTAAACATCTCTAAAGATTTCTATAAGATTAAAATTCGTTTAGGCTCACTAGCTTATTATAGAACACAATTAGTACGTGGTGATCAGAACTGGAAATATGTTGGAGTACTTCATGAGTATCTTTCAGGTCCGGAGGATATGCAATTGGAGGAGGATTT